GAATGTGGTTGCTTTGCGGTCTTTTAGGTCAGTCGGCATACGTAACCCCCTATGAATAATTGAGAACATCTATTGGCGTGAGGGTTATAGTTGTTATAAACTACGTAAGCCCCTTCGCCTCGTGCTATGTTTGGTACAACCTAGCCGCAGTACCCGCCTAAGGAAGTGCGACTAGGTGTGTGTGGAGGGGCGTCCTGTCAACCAGTTCGACAAGTTCGCCCATCTCGCAATTGAGAAACTTACAGAGCCGTGACACTGCTACAGCGTCTATGCGGTCAACTTCACTTTTCCACCAACGGTCAATCGTCGTGTACGCCAATTCGGTTTCTCTGGCGATTTCCGCTTTCGTGATTTGCCGCCCTAGCTCCTTTTGTTTCTCAAGTACGAGTTCGAGCAGGTGGCTTTTGAACTTTGCCATCGCTCACCTCCTATAGATAAGTATATAGCACTAGTGCTATGATTGCAAGTATGAATAATGAAACAATCGTGCTACTCTGTATTCCGCGCGGCAATATGGGCATCATTCAATCTTTGCAGGCGTCTGGTAGGGTAGCTGAGGCGGGTGTCTTTCATGTCGGCATCGCAGCGCCAACCCTTTTCTATCCGATGGCGCATCGCTTCTCGTGTAATCCCAATTGCCGCCGCCGCTTGTCCCATTGAGCGATAAGCAGTACCGTTCCAGACACAAGGCTTACTCACTTCCCACCTCGCCAATTCTTGCGATACTCCGCTTCCAGCGCGGCAATCAAGTCCTCACGGGCGACGACCAGCGCCGTGACCTTTTCGCCGAAATCATCCGGCAACTGCTGGAAGTGGTCTCGATACCCGGTCAATTCTTCGCGCTGCAAACGCAATCGCTGCGCCAGTTCCAGTACGGCGCGGTCGTAGCCGTTGCTGGGTGGGGTGTAGATGCGCTTGCGTGTGCCTGCCGTGCGGGTCATGATTGCGTCCTAATAGCTCGCGTGTTCTTACAATTTAGCATGATTTTAGTTTGAAAAGTGGGACATTTGTCCCCAATTCCATGAAGAATGTAAATTCGGCTGGTTAGATAAACGGCGTCTCGACCACTGCATACCCGGCGGCTTGCATCGCCAGACGGCAGTCTTCCAAGCGTCGGGCGGTAATGGCGGCCTCGCGCTGCCAGTCGAGACGGTGGTTCTGTTCAATGATGCGCTGCGTGATTCCGGTCAGGCGGTAACAGCGGACGGGTGCTAGGACTTGTAAGCGTGTGGCGTGCTGCGGTAACGGCGTTGCAAACATAGTTTCCCCTTATCTAATTCCATTTGCCCATTGAGGTTCGAGGCGGGCACCGGATCGCATTTTGGGTTGCTTGGGAACTTCCCCGCGCCCGCCTTTCCCCTATAAAGTATTCCGTACAGCGTCTTGAGAGTACTACGCTAAAAGCCCAAGATACTCCTTTCGATTGCTGGACGTTGTGCGGCGTCAAGGAATTGAACCTTAACGTCTTCCTGTCGAGTTGACAGGCGTGCGACCCAACTTACACTATCGCCGCGTGTTGCTTAGATTGTTAAAGGTTGTGCGTGTGGAGATGCGCACCCCCTCCCTACTTGTTATATGGTGTCCTCGGCTAGGCCGGGTTGTTCTCGGTTTACCGCCAAAGTAGGAAAACCAGACGGTACACCTCCATGAGCATAAGCGGGTCATACGTCCGCAATCACCGCTTGTCACCTTGTTAAAGGTGGGCGGGGAGCATCACTAGCCTCCCCGCCCTGTCGGGTATCGCGCCCGATCTCACCCGCTTTTGGACACTTGCGGCTGTGTACTGCCCGGAACAGATTTATAAAAATGTGCCGACGGAGATGGACTCGAACCATCACAACCCGCTCGTCTAAAGGGACGAGGCTCTACCATTGAGCTATCGTGGCAGGTACGCCAGCTTGCCGTCTACCAATTGGTTACGAGGCCGTGACTCACAGCCGTCTCGGTCAAGCTAGCGATGTTGCTTTTGGTAAGTTGCTCCTCGTGGGGCTGGGGAGACCACCAGCCCTGCGAAGTATTGAGATGAGTTCGATGTAGGTGTGCGATATACTTAGGTTGGTTGATGTTTCAGAGGCTTTTCCCGTAGGTGGGTTAAGTCCTCTTAGTGCTTATTTTGTAGTGTAACAGAAGCAATTCAATTTGTCAAGCTACGTTGACATGAAACCTTTGTTCTGTTATACTTTCAGAAAGGAAATTGAAAGGTGGCTAGGGTGAGGACACGCATCCTTGAGTTGCTGTCACAGATGCAGATTGATAGAGGGGAACGTATCTCGGTCACAGAAATACACCGGGCGACGGGTATATCTCGACAAACTATCCATAGATGGATGAATAACGATTTAAGCCGCTTTGATGAGGATACAGTCATCGCGTTTTGCGATTTCTTCGACTGTACATTGAATGACCTGTTGTACGTGGATCGGGAGGCGAAATGAAGTCGATTGTCTATTTTCTTCAACGTGAGAACGGGGACATCAAGATAGGTACGACGACGAATTACCCTATACGTTATCTGGCGCTCTGTAAACAGCATGGCGACCTGAAACTGCTTGGTGTCAGGACTGGCAGCATCGCCCTCGAAAACGAGCTTCATAAGCAATTTGCCCAATACCGAGTCAAGGGCGAATTCTATAGCGCCGCTGAGAAATTGCTGGACTACATCAGGATTTACACGTCGTTGAATGCTCCTACAGAGCGCGTAGATCGCGGCACACGTATGGCTACAAAAGAAAGAACTACGCTCGCCGTCTATATGATTGCTGAGAAACTTCAAGCTAATTCTATTACGAAGGTATCGGCTGATACGGTTATCTGGGATGCAATTATAAGGCTGTATCCTGACGTGGCTCGTAAAGCTCTCGCGGCTCTCGCGGAGGGAAAAACTGAGGATACTGAGGGGGACGATGAAGGCAGCGATGACTAAGAATAAAGAAGTCATAAGCCTATTTCGCCTAACTGTTTCAGTTATTATATGACGACCTGTGACAAAGCCGCAATATCTGTTTATGAAATTCGTATGAACTTGCCCGCTAACGTTAGGGTTGAGTTACAATGTGGTTGGTAGAGGGTACGAATGTTGAGAGAGGATAAGACCAATTATGGAATTCAATCTCGTGACTAACGAAATGCCCGACGCGCCGGAATGGGAACGGGTCGCCAGTGTCAAGGCGGAACTAAGCGACCTTGTCTACACCATTGAAACCATCATCTATGCAGCGGCGTATCTCAAACTCAATACCGCGAACCTGACGGCTGTTTTATGGCTGATTGATAAGACGTGGGCGGAGTGGAAAGAAAAGGAACAGGCACTGCTCGAAGTGGCTTTTCCAAGCGAGAGTGATGAGGGTAAGTAGACGCCCGTTCTATGGTGGAGTGCGTTCTTTCAAGCCATAATCGCTGCATCGTCCGTGAGTACGGGGGTTGTGGCGATGGCAAAGCGAGGGGCAAGTTCTCAGGAGACTTCGCAGGCGATTGCGGTTTTGATTGTTTTGGTGGTGCTGGGGGTTATCCTTGTGCCGCCGCTGCTGCGCGACCGGGCAAATCAGGAAGCGACGAAAGCACCGACCCCTGTTCCAACGGCAGCGCAAGAACCCACGTCCATCTTGACGCCGAATCCGGGTGAGTATATGGCGCTAGAGCCGAAGACCTATTATGTGGAGGCAGGCGGGGCGAATGTGCGGACGTGTGCGAGACGGGATTGTGCGCTCATGGTGGACTTGCCGACGGGCGCGCCCGTCACCGTGACAGGGGCGATCAACGGGGACAATGTAGAGCCGGGCAATGTCATCTGGTACGTGATCGACATGGGCGGCGACAAGGTGGGGTATGTGTACAGTGGGTTGGTGTCGCTGGTTGCGCCCGTGAGTGTGCAAAGTGTTCAACCGACCCGTAACCCGGTGTCGCCTTTTGGGTGTAATGGGCAGGATGATTTGAACTGCTCACACTTCGATACGATTGGACAGAACGCGAATGCCCATCTTGCACAGTGCGGTGATGAGGATAAACTAGACGCCGACGGGGATGGTCAGGCATGTGAGCAAGCACCATAAAAGGCAACACCCCACGAGGGGGCGTTGTGTCGAAGGTGCGTGAAGGGATAAGCGCACGTTGCTAGTATAACACGAAAGTTGAGGGATGTATGAAAGTGATTGCATTGTCCAATCGCAAGGGCGGCGTCGGCAAGAGTACCATGTCTACCCATATCGCGGCTGGCCTCGCCATTCAAGGTTGGCGGGTGGCGCTGGTAGACACCGACCCACAAGGACATAGCGGCAGAATGCTGGGTCAACCTAAAGAAGATGGCTTGTACAAAGTGATGATTGAGAAAGTGCCGATGGAGCAGGTGGTGCGGCTCATCGCGCCGGAAACCTACAGCCCGGCAGATCACCCCGCCACTGGCACGCTCTACCTTTTGCCGTCCAGTGAACTCACGCACCGTGTTCCGAAGTTGATGGAAGAGTATGAAACGTTCCTCTTCTTCGATACCTTAGAGGCGATGGGGTCACTCTATAACCTTGACGCGGTGGTGATCGACACCAACCCCACCCTGACGCTGTTTGATGGCTCGATTTATCTGGCGACAGACGCCTTCATTTATGTGACTGAATGTGAAGACTTGTCCTTTGATGGCGTGCAGGCGGCGATTGAGCAGGTGCAAAACTTTGCGAAAATCCGGCGGCGTTACAGCGGGCGCGAGAGTCGTATTATCGGGATTATCCCCAACAAAGTCCGGGCCGGGACGTATGTCCATCGCCACAATCTCGCCGAACTCACCAATGCTTACAAGGAACTGGTGTGGCCGCCCGTCACCCTACGAACCATCTGGACAGAAATCACCAACGCCCGCGAATTGATTTACACCTATGCGCCCTCCGGCCAAGAGGCGGTTGACGCATGGGATAAGGTAGAGCGTACACGAAAGGCAATTGAGACATGGGTGGCCGAAGAGACAAGATAGCCAACAGTAAGCCGATACGTGACAACCGCACACCCTCGCAAACTGCGCTCATGAATGCGATGCTGGGGCGCGATTTACTGCATTTGTTTAAGGTCACGGCGACGGGTTTAGAAATTGACAAGGGCGCGACCCAGGAGGATTGGATAGCTTACGGCCTACTCCTTGCCAACATGACGGGCGCGCTGCAATGGAGTATTGGGGACTGGATTGTACATGGGGAAACGGCGCGTTTTGCAGTGGAGCGTCAGGAGGTGGCCGACCACTTCAATTTAGAACTGCATACGCTGGATAACTATGCGTCCATTGCGCGCAAATTTCCCCTGGCCCGACGTCGGGAGTCTCTCAGTTTTGGACATCATGACTCGGTAGCCGGACTGAGCGAAGCCGACCAGAAAGCGTTTTTAGACAATGCCGAACAAGCGGGTTGGTCAGTGGCGCGATTGCGCGCGGCGATTAAACGCAAGTATCCCCCTGCCCTATCGAATGGCGTCGGGGTTGACGAGGATGAGTCGCCCCCTGCGATGTTGAAAAGAATTCACGTTATGGCCTTGAGAGGGCAGGGGGGTGATCGCAAGGCGCGCGACAAAACGTTGTCCAAAATATCCCAAATTCGCACATGGCTGGATTGGCTAGAGAAGATAGCAAAGGGGCAAGGGTGATGACTGACTACACGATTTGGGCTGGTGATGTTGTGCAGTTTGAAGCGGGCGATATTGACCCAATGCGGACTGACCTTTACGGCATAGCATTAGCCACGGTAGAGGAAGGGGAGGTCGATATTTTGTTGAGTGGTGGAGCCATCGTCAAAAAACCTGTGACGGCGCTTTATCGGCCTCAAGAGGGCAGTCGGTTGTCGAAATATCTGCAACAAGAGGCGATGAAGATAATCAACTCGCAGCGCAGCTTGCGTGATATATGGAATGACCCACGCTTTCCGGGTTGACGTTTGGTTTTCCCGTGAGCAAACCCAAAACACCCCCCTACCAAATGGAATTACCCCTCTTTTCCAGTAGGGGGGTCGAGTTTGCGAGGGGGGTATTAGGGGTGTAAATTTGGGTAACTTGGGATAGTTGACCGCCGCGAAATTCTGTTCTAAAATGGATGGTATCAGCCCTCTGCCCCCGTGAGGCTGTGAGCAAGCGAATGCGTTGGGATTCACAAGAGCATCCACCCTCGGATGCTTTTGTGTTGGAAAACATTACCCAAATATCGCAGGTTTCTCTGTACAAGAATAGAATTTCCGTGCTATAATAGAAGAGTCTAAGCAATCAAACGTAGCACATTTGGCGCACATCAACTATACTGAAAACAAACCCCTTTCCTGCCGTGCGATTGCTTAGACACCAACCGCCATTGGGAGAGGGGTTTTGCGTTCTAAGGAGGCGCAATGTACAACATCAATTGCAGTATCATGGGAACGGCGGCGCTCTTGCAGCACGCTTTCGGGCAAGGTCAATTGGACAAATTACAGGAGTCAGCGAAGAAGCGGACAGGCACGCCGGATTACAGCATGGAATGGATGACCACCATGTATCGAACAGCGGACGGTTTCTTGTGCCAACCCGCCGCGCATCTTGAGGGTGCAATGGTTAAGGCCGGGACGATGTTCAAAATCAAAGGGCAGCGAACCAAAACCTATAAGGACGCGGTGCGTGCTTTCGTCTACGTTTGCCCCGACGATGTAATCCACTATCGCAGCGGCGAACCCGTGCCAGTGCCGGATGAAACACTTCTCACAGACCCTACGCCTTTCCTCTCAGTAAGCATCATGAGAGTCGTCGTGCAGCGTTCAGCCGTCGCCCGCTCACGCCTGTTGATTGCGTCCGGCTGGGAGCTTCATTTCACCCTACAGGTATTGGAAGAACAGATTGAGCCGCGCGCCTTGAAAGAAATCCTGGAGACGGCGGGGCAATCGGTAGGCATTGGGGATTTTCGCCCGCGCTATGGACGGTTTCAGGTGACACGGTTTCAGGTGGCCTAGCAGTAGCTTGAGGCTTGGTATGGTAAGGTCAGTCGCGGCACGCCTTGATGAGGCCGGGTGATGTGGGGCGAGGTGTGACAAGGCTTGGTTCGCAGTAGCTTTATGGTATGGTCGGGTGCGGTGCTGTGTGGCGTGATAGGGTCGGATTGGGTCCGGCGTGGTGGGGCTTGGCTTTGCAGTAGCTTCGGGTTGGGTCGGGTGCGGTTCGATCAGGTGCGACTTGGTGAGGCTTGGTGGGGTGAGGTCTGGTTGGGTAAGGTAAGGCTTGGCTCTATCCATCAAAGGAGTCGCTATGAAACTTCCATATTTGCAAGCACGCGGCGAGGCTTGGGACAAGGCACGGATGCGCGCCCTTGTTCGAGATGATTTCACCTGCCAATTCGCGGCGCTTGGATTGCCTGAAATCAAAGGCGGTTGTACCCATCAGTTGCCTGAGAGCCGCTTACGTCATTTGGTTGTCCATCACAAAGAACAGCGCCAGCATGGGGGAACACATGACCTTGATAATCTGATTACCGTGTGCCATGCCCATCATGCTGAGATACACCCACATCTGCGCTTTGAACTGGAAACAAAGGAGCGCGGCTTAGAAGGGTGGGCGCTGCGAGAGCTATAGCCTGTGGTCTGCTTTTGTGTTGGATAAGTGTTTGACAACGTGGGATAATGTGCGATAATATCCTTTAGAACAACTGTCCTTGCATTCATGAGGTAGACTGTGCTGGCGAGAGTCAACGGTTCGGAACATTCCCCACTGGCATTTGAACATTTCAACATTACGGAAGTCGGCTTATGCAGCGACGATACCCCTACGCAAAACGAATGGTACGAGGTCGGGCGCGTGCTGCAACGGATTGGCAGCGGCATTCAATGGCTGTGGGGCGACTGGATTGAGAAGGGCGAGAAGGTGTGGGGCAAGACCTATGCCGAGGCCGTAGAGATTAGCGGACTGGATTCGCAAACCCTGCAAGATTACGCATGGGTAGCACGGCATGTACACCAGTCTTTACGGAAAAGAGAATTATCGTTCAATCACCATAAAGTAATAGCGCATCTAAGCGAGGCCGATCAGGTATACTGGCTTAATGAGGCGCTTGAAAAGAAGTGGACGGTCGCCGAGATGAGGGCGGAAATCAACCCCAGGCAACTCACGGCGTCCGACTTCCCGGCCTATGACCACCTGAAGCGCAAGCTGCTCATCTTCAAACAACTCAAGCGCGAGGAATTGCAACCGCACTCGGAGGACGAGCGCGCTCTGATGATTGAATTGTTCTATGACCATATCCACACGGTCAATTCGTTAATCAACACGGTGAAGGGCATCCATGACGCTGTTTGAAGAAGACATTCTGAAGACCATCCAGGAGGTCTACCGTCGGACGCTAAATCCGGTGCGAACCATGTCGCTGGCGGTGCATCTGGACGCTTATGACCGGACGCTGCGCCTGCATCTGGTGAAGATGGAACAGCGCGGCGTTGTCCAGCGCAAAGGGCAGCGGGGCGGGTGGTTGCCTGCGAAGGTGGCGTGATGGCAAAGCGTAAAGTCAAAGACTACACCCCCGACCCTAGCAACGCCAACATCGGCACGGAACGCGGCCTGCGCGCCCTTGACGACAGCTTATCCAAGTACGGCGCGGGGCGGTCTATCCTCGTAGACAAAAACGGCTATGTCATTGCCGGAAACAAAACACTGGAACGCGCCGCCGACCTGGGCATGGATGATGTCATCGAAGTCGAGACAGACGGCCACCAGATTGTTGCCGTCAAGCGCACCGACCTAGACCTGCTCACGGATGATAAGGCAAGACTGTTGGCATACGCTGACAATCGTGTTGCCCAACTCGACCTGGAGTGGGACGCAGAACGGCTGCTGGCTGACCTCAACGCCGGGATAGATATACGCGGGCTATGGGGTGACGATGCGCACCTAGAGGAATTGCTGCGAAGCATCACGGGTGACGACCCGACACCGGACGCGGGCGCACAGATTGACCGCGCCGCCGAGTTGCAGGAAACATGGCAGGTACAGCCGGGCGACCTGTGGACAATCGGCAAGCACAAATTACTTTGTGGCGACAGCACGAAGGCCGACGATGTCGCGCGGGTGATGGGTGATGATAAGCCTTTACTGATGGTTACAGACCCTCCGTATGGTGTTGAGTACGATGCAACATGGCGTGAAGAATATGACGACTTTCAACGCCACTCAGTAGGCAAGGTGGTCAATGATGACCGCGCCAACTGGCTTGAAGCCTATCAACTATTTCAGGGCGATGTAGCATATGTCTGGCACGCATCGCTGCGATGCGTGCCAGTTGGACATGATTTAATAGAGGCGGGGTTTGAACTTCGCTATCAACTTATCTGGCGAAAGCAGCACTTCGTATTTTCACGAGGTCATTACCACTGGCAACATGAGCCATGTTGGTATGTTGTCCGCAAGGGAACTACAGCCAACTTTGTAGGTACACGCGACCAATCAACTATTTGGGATATTCCGAATTTGAACCGCCCATCGGGTTCAAATTCGGAAGAGGTAACTGGTCATGGGACTCAAAAGCCAGTTGAATGTATGGCGCGACCCATTCGTAACCACGATGCTGCGATTGTCTACGACCCCTTCGGCGGCTCTGGTACAACGATGGTCGCCTGTGAGCAGTTAGGCCGCCAGTGCCGCATGATTGAAATCAGCGAAAAATATTGCGCGGTTATCCTTCAGCGCATGAGTGACATAGGGCTTACGCCTCAACGAGTGAGTTAAGGCTTCTTGCCCGTCTTATGATATTCCGGCGTATTGAGCCAGCGCATCAACTCGGTTTCTTCAACCAGCCACGTCTTGCCGTACTTGGTCGCGCGCAGGTGGCCTCGATCCGCAGCATAACGCAGCGTAGAGGGGTTATGCCCCGTACGCTGCGCAGCTTGTGTAAAGGTGATGAGTGAGTTGGTCACGAGTTATTCCTTGACCGCTACGTTGTACCCCATGTTCGACAAGTTAACGATGATGCTGCGTAGGGCGCGGTCAAGGTTGCTGGTGGCGACGGGGACAATCTTGAAACTCATTGACCGCTTAATCGTGATGCTGCTCATATTGCCGTTGGTTCGGGTAATCAATGTTACGTTCATTTTGTTCTCCTTATCCTTTACTATATACCCATTATAAGCGTTACCGTGAACAATGTCAAGCAATCCAACCCCCAATAATTAGGGGGTATGAGAGCAAATTCAATGCCAGGACGCAAGACAAAATACACGCCTCAGAAGGCACAAGAACTTATCAAACTCCTTTCCGGCGGCGCAACCATTCGAGACGCCTGCGCTTATGTGGGTATCACGGACGATACCCTGTTGAATTGGTGTAAACGCGATTCGGAATTTTCGGCGTCTATAGAAAAAGCGCGGTCAACAGGCAAGATTGAATGTGCTGCGCTGGTTCGACAGGCCGCCCGTTCCAACTGGCAAGCCGCCGCGTGGTTTCTGGAACGCAGCGACCCGGAACATTGGGGACGGCGCACCTATGCGAAAATCGAAGGGCTGGACGAACTCCTCAAGCTGGCGCAACTCAAGGGCATCAACGCCAGCGACTTGTTTAATAGCATGATTGCGGAATTGGCAGCCGTTGACACTAGCACAGACGATAGCGAAGCGGGCGGCTAGGCGGTTAAGGCCGCCCACAGACAAGGCGCAATCGTCTGTTTGGACGTGGGAAACCCGCCACCAGGACGGCAGCTACCCCCCTTACCTCATCGACAAGGCACAGCGCCATGTCGTTTTTTATTTGCATGACGGCCAGCAACCCGCGTGGGATTCAGAACGTCAATACGTCGCCGTCATTGCGGGCAAGCAGGCCGGGAAAACCCTGCTCTTGCCGGAATTGCTGTGGCGTGAAATCCAGATGCGCGGGCCGGGAGATTATCTGGCGGTCAGCGCCAACTATAAACTGTTCAGCCGCAACTTCTTGCCCGCCATGAAACAGTTCTTCGTCGCCGACATGGGCATGGCACGCTATTGGGCAGCGGACAACAAACTCGAATTGTGCGACCCGGCAACCGGCGCATTTGGCGCAACCTTTAGCCATGAAGATGAAAAGATGTGGGGGCGTATTCTGCTGGGCAGTGCCGACAGCGAGGCGAGTTTGCAATCCACTACCGGACTCGCCGCGTTGATGGATGAGGCGGGTTTGTACACGGCGACGGCCTTTAAGGACATCCGGGCGCGGCTGGCGGTGGCGAATGGGCGCATCTTCATTGGCACCAGTATCTATGACCTGGGCTGGCTCAAACAACAAATCTTTGACCCCTGGATGGACGGCAACCCGGAGATCGATGTCATTCAATTTTCCTCGAAGGTCAACCCCTTCTTTGGCGAGGAAGCCTATGAACGGGAACGGCGCTTGCTTCCGGCATGGCAGTTTCGGATGGATTATGATGCCGAGTTTGGACGCCCACCCGCCGCGATTTATGAGGATTTTATCGACACCTTGCGCGAGGACGGCGGACACCTGTATGACCATCAGTTTCAAATCCCTATCGACTGGCCGCGTTATGTCGCCATTGACCCCGGCGTGATTAATCCGGGCAAGTTGTGGGTGGCGCATGATGTGACGAAAGACACCTATTACATTTATCGCGCCGAAAAGGGCGGGGAGCGGCGCACCAGTAAAGAACATGCGACCTTTGACATTACACGGGCGGCGAACAATCGGGAGCGCGTGATTGCCTGGGCGATTGGGGCAAAATCAGAGAAGTATTGGCGCGAGGATTATCAGCGTGCCGGGGCGCTGAATGTCCGTGAGCCAAACACGCCCAATGTCGAAGAAGGCATTGACCGCTTCGGGCTGCTCATTCGGCAGCATCGGGTGTTGGTGGCCGACGACCTCACGGACTTTCGAGATGAGATTTTGCGGTATGCGCGAGAAATCAAGGACGGGCAGGTAACAGACAACATCAAGGACAAAAGCAATTTTCACCTGATGGACGCGGCGCGATATTTTGGCGTGTTGGTGGTCAAGCCGCCCGTGTCGAAGCCGGATATTGGGACGGTCAGGTGGGCTTAGTCGCCTTATAGAACAGTCATGCCATTTATACTAATGATAACGGAAATTATCATGGAGAAATCGGTTTACCCACGTTCGTCGTAGCGGTCAGGTTCGTGGTAGAAAGCGGGTTCGTCTTCTTCCTTAAGAAGGAATTCATAGGCCGCTGTCCAATTCTTCCCCAACAGGCGGTAGTGATTTTCACCACCCACCACAACCCCGTGACACGCCTCCTCGAAATGCAGGGATTGATGGTTTTCATCCGGCCATAGCGCCCGCGCACGCTCTAACATCTCAAGGTACTGTGCCAGTTGTGCTTCTGTGGGCGCGTTAGCAATCTCTACACGCAAATCTCCGATGACTTCCTTTAAGCGGTCAATGACGCCGGGCGACAGAGTCGAGGCGGCAATAATCCTGAAAATCTCGTTGACCTCGGCATTCAAGGACTCTACAGTTCTTATCGGCATTTGCTCGGTGTTGGTGTTTTTATCCATGCCTCTCATTATAGCACAAATAGGCGTTACCGATAGAAGCCCCTTACCTATCCACAATGGGAAGGTAGGACGCAACGTTGTCGAGGCCGCATGAGTCTATCGGAAATCCTGAATGCCTTAAGTGAAAATCTCCCCCTCTCCCGGCAAATGTCCGTTACGGCATGGGCAGCCGACCAGGAGATGATGGGTCAAAAGGTGGCGCTGTTCCGGCAGTACAAGGACGGCGACCATCGCTCATTTCTCACGCCTGAAATGCGCCGCTTGCTGCGCCTGACCAACGCCAACTTCCCCAACGGCGGCGCCAACACCATGACCGAATTCAACGACAACTATTGCGATGTGGTGGTGCAAACGCTGGCAGACCGCTTGCAGGTAACGACCATCGAGGCTACAGCGGTTAAAGAAAGCGAGACCGAAAAGCTGCAAGTGTGGGTGGATAGCGTGCTGGAAAGCAACCGTTTTGACGGGATGCAAATGGACACGCACGACTCGACCATCACGGACGGCAATACCTATGTGATGGTGAGTTGGGACAACCCCACCGACCGCTATCCAGAGGGGCGGGTATGCTTCACCCTCGAACCGGCCTATGACGGCGACCAGGGCATGATTGTTTTATATCGTGAGCCGGGGCAATTGGCGGCGGCCTTGAAAATCTGGAACGTGACCAGCGTGGGCGGTCAGACAGCGGACAGCAAGCGCATCAACATTTACTACCCTGACCGGGTGGAGAAGTTTATCGCCAAAGAAGGCGGCACACCTGCCCCCTACATCGACGATGGCAAACGTGAGAACGTGGAAAAGTATGTGACGGTGGACGGTAAGCCCATCGGTATTCCGGTTGTGCCGTTCCGCAACCGCCGCAGCAAATACCATGATTTCGGCATTAGCGAACTGGAAAACGCCATCCCATTGCAGGACGCGCTCAATCGTAATCTGATTAGCGTGGTCATGGCGACGGAGTTGACGGCCTTTCAAATCCGTTGGGCAAAGGGCATGAAGCCGCCCGCGGATGTCACGCCGGGTATGTGGGTGTATTTCAATCTGCCGGACCCAACAGCCGACGCCATTGAATGGCTGAAAGCAGTAGAGTTTGGGACGCTGGAACAAGGCGACGTGACCCCCTTACTGGACGCGGCACGATGGTTGAAACAAGAGATTAGCAACACCACGCGCACGCCCGCCCCGGAGTTTATGGGCGCGGACGACAGCAGCGGCGAAGCCCTCAAGCAGCGCGAGAGCGGGCTGATCGGCAAAGCCCGGCGCTTCCATATTTCCGGCGGCAACAGTTGGGAAGATGTAATCATGCTGGCACATAAAGTGCAGACGGCCTTTGGCAAAACCAAGCCGCCCGCCTACCAACGCTTTTATACGCGCTGGCGTGACCCGGAAATTCGCAATGAGAAGGACGAGATTGAACTCGCGCTCAAGGCGGCGGATCGGATTGGTGAGGAGAAGTTCCTGGAGATTTTCGGCAAGCGCTATGAATGGGACGCGGACACGGTGCAGGACATCATCGACGCCAACCAGAAACGCAGCGCCGAGAAGTTTGAACAGGCACAACAGCAGTTTAACGCCTTCCCGCAAGCGAAGAATGGCAACGGGGCGGGTATCGAAAACGGGTTAGCACGCCGCACCAGTGAAGTGTCGGCGATGAGCATTTATTAGAGAGGATAAGCAATGGCAGACATCAGTGTAACCGCCGGGAGTGTGGTGGCGGGCGCAAATGCGGTTATCAACACGGGCACGGCGGGGGCAACCATTACCGCCGGGCAGGCTTTGTATTTGGACAGCGTAACGGGCACGTTGAAATTGGCCGATGCCAACGCCAGCACCGCTACCGCCGATTGCGTGGGGATTGCCCTGCACGGCGCATCGAGTGGACAGCCCATTCGCTACGACACCGAGGACGACGATTTCACACCGGGCGCAACCTTGAGTCTGAGTGTGGCGGCGGACAGCGGTGTGTATGTGCTGAGTGGCACGGCGGGCGGCATTGCGCCGATGGACGACCTCGCGTCGGGCATGTATCCAGTGGTGCTGTTTGTGGCGAAGTCCACTACCAAAGCGCGCTTAAAAATCGTCAAGAGTATAACGACGGCGCTGACCGCCTAATGGACATCTACGCCGAATTCAAGGCACGCTTGGAGCGAGACGTGGCGCGGGCATTGCGCCACTGTCAAGTCTCCGGCCTGGATGTGACCGCGCTCAATGGCGAGACGCGGCTCACGATTGCCGATGGGCAGTTGGTGCACGTGGAGATGCCGGGGGATGTCGAAGCGGTTGACCCGTATGAGGATGCACCAACGGGTGTCTACGAATACGAGACGCCGAAACCCAAGCGCAAGAAATAACTAAATGACCCTCAACATCCCGAACCTGCCCCGCCCGGCGGAACTGCTGAGTGACTTACTGGACAGCGGTTACACGCAGGCAGCGCGTCAGGTTATCGGGGCGATTACCTCCACCACCGAAGACGGCCTGATTGCCCGGCGGCTGCGCGAGTTCGATGCCCGCGCGCGAGAACTGGCCGACGCGGGCTTGTCCGTAGATGCCAACGACCCAGTCTTGCGGGCGCTATTGGCTGATTTTGGCGACGAACTGCGAAAACAAGCGGTGCTGATTAACCGTGCCGCGCCCGATCTGGTGGACTTGGGCATAGACGCGGCGGGCAAGTTTGTACGGCAAACCGCGCTCCCCGGCTTCGGCGACGAGGATGTGTTGGCAACCTTTGGCGTGCAGTGGAACACCCCCGACCCGGAGGCCGTGAACGCGGCGGTCAACTACACGGCAGGCGCGGCATGGGAGACCGAGTTAGACCGCTACGCGCTGGGGGTGGAACAGCAGGTGCGCGAGATAGCCTTACGCGGGATTGTCTCAGGGCGTGGGCCGCTGGCGATTGCGCGGGATATTCGAGACGCGGTTGAAAGTATCCCCACGTTTCAAGCGAATAATTTAATGCGTACTCTTGAACTGGTCTCCTTCCGGCAGGGCAACGCCATTCATCAAGTCGCCAACAGCGATATTTTAGCCTACCAAATCCGTTACGCCGCCCTCGATAGTCGGACTTGTCTGGCCTGTATTGCGCTGCATGGTACGCGAGTGCCCATCGGTCAAGCCATTATTGACCATTGGAGCGGGCGCTGTGTCGGGATTGCCGTCGTCAGGGGCTTACCTGACCGTGAGATTGAGACGGGGATTGAATGGTTCGGCAGTCTCTCAGAGGAACGCCAGCGCCAGCAGATGGGACATGCCAACTTTGAGGCATGGAAAGCGGGCATTGTGCAACTACCGGACTTTGTCCACCACCAAGACGACCCGCTCTTTGGGGACATGCTGCGTGAAAACTCGCTCAAAGGCATACTAGGGGACTCGGCGCGGATGTTTTACAAACGCTGATTTGTGCTATAATTAAAGAGAGAAAAGACGTGTCTCTGCGCTGCGGAAACAGCCAGAGACGTGAGTAACCGTTGGAGCGGTCACTATGGAAAGTGTACCACACAAACATTGTCTAGGTTGCGGTGTCCTTAAGCCGATAACCGAATTCACCAAAGAGAAACGCGGCAAGTATGGTGTCAAAAGCCGTTGTCGTGAATGTAAGAAGTTATATCAACAATCCCCGCAACGAAAGATTGTCACAAAACGCTATCGTCAATCCGATAAGGGTAAGCAAAAACGGCGAGAAGTGCAGCGTAATTACAATCACTCAGAGAAAGGGCAGCAATGCCGCAAGGAATACTACGCTGACCCTGATGTTAAAGAGGCACGGCGTGCTTATCAACAATCCCCTAAATTTAAGATGGAACAAAAGAGGTATCAACAATCCGCTAAAGGACGGTTGGTACAAAGAGCAACAAGCGCCCGCCGCCGCGCTCGTAAACAAGGTTGCTCTAGTGCTTTTACCAAAGATGATGTCGTGGTACAATATCAGAGTCAGAAAGGTTTATGTTGGTGGTGCAGTAAGCCGTTGAATGGAAAGTACCACGTTGACCACCGCATAGCCCTCAATAAGGGCGGCGCAAACGATGCGAGAAACATTGTCTGTGCATGTGCTGAATGTAACTACAGTAAAGGCGCGAAAATGTCTTGGGAGTGGAACGGACGATTGCTATGAACGACGGCGCATGGGTATATTGCCAGAGTGACGACCCGAAAGCACCGCCCGCTGCATGGCATTTCAAGGTAGGCCGTGAACTCATAAAAAGCATTCTCGTCGCCGCCTAATCCCCTTTTACCGATAGTGTCCCACGATACTGCTACCTTCAAGGTAGCATTTTTGTGTTTAAACCCTCGTCTCGGCGACGTAAAACCCCGAAGGATCACACATGCAGCAAGACGGCAACAGCGAACAGCCCGCAGCACCCACTCCCCCCACGCCTGACGGGGCGCAAAACACGGACAGCACAGGGAGCGCCAACACCGTACCGTATGACCGCTTCAAGCAAGTGAACGACGAACGCAAGCAGCTTGAGGCCAGACTTGCAAAATACGAAGCAGAGGAAAAGAAACGTCAGGAGAAGGAAGCGATAGAGGCCGGGGAGTTTGAGAAGGTCATTGCCGACTTGAGACCTCAGGCCGAAAGAGCGGCCAAACTCGAAAAGACGCTGCTAGAGTATCTGCAAAAAGAACTGGACGGCATACCGGAAGCGATGCGGGGCTTAGTCCCCGACGGCGACGCAGCGGCCAAACTGGCATGGATTAACCAGGCCAAAGCCGCCGGACTGTTCAACCCAGCGACCGCGCCCAACTTAGACGCGGGCGTGCGCGGGGACAGCCGGATCGTCATCAAAACGACCCCTGAGCAAGAGCGCATGGCCGCGCTTGCGAAGGAACATGGATACGATGTGAAGCCGGATGCACTGACCAAGCGCGCCCTCGAACTGGAGGAGCAGCGTCAGCGCAGACCGCAGCAGCACAAAGACAAGGAGTAAGGCATGGCCTTTGAATGGGCTTTTAACATCAGCGGTACTGCTCCTCACATTCAGGAGTTTATCGTCAAAGCATCCGCCGTCATCTCCAAAGGCGAGATGTGCAACCTTGAAAGCGGTGAAGCCGACGCAGGCGCAAGCAATGACACGGCATTTATTGGCATTGCCGTGCATGACGTGGACAACACAGTGGACGGCCATACCGTGCGCTGCATTGTCAACCGTGACGCGGTGTATTCGGTAGTGGATGCTAATGCGCGCGTGGTCGGGGTGCAGCTTGACCTCGCTTCCGGCGGGCAGGGTGTAACCACCGACAGCAATCATGATTTCGTCGTATTCCGGGATAGCTCGGCAAGCGAGGCCACGCTGGTCTACATCGCGCCGGGTGAACACTGGTTGGATGCGTAAGGGGATAACCAATGACATTAGTAGGCGAAAGTTTTACTCAACTCACCGACCTGGACCCGGTACTGACCGAGATTTTCTATCAGCATTACCGGCAGATTGTCCCCAAACGCACCGAGATTTTCGGGATGCGCACCAGCAAGAAAGCCAAAGAAACCGATCTGCGCATTGACAGTTTCGGCGACCCGGTGGAATTCAAGGGCAAGGTGGAATACGAGTCGCCTGACCGCGATTACGAAGTCACCTACACCCACACCGAATTCGCCAAAGGCTTCACCATTGAGCGCAAACTGCTGGACGACATGCAGTATGAAAACATTTTCAGTAGCGCCTCGAATATGGGGACGGCCTTCGCCCGCAAGGTGGAGAAAGATGCCGCCAGCGTCTTTAACAATGCGTTCAGTGGGGTTTTGGGTTATGACGGCAAGGTTCTGGTGGCCGATGACCATCCCCGCAGCAGCACGGATAGCACGTCTGTGGATAACAAGGCAACCCTGGCCTTGAGTGCCGCGAATTTGGAAACCGCCATTCTGCAACTGCAAGGGTTGAAAGACGATCAGGGCGAAGAAATCAGCATCATGCCCGACACCCTGCTGGTGCCGCGTGCGCTGCGGAAGACCGGGTTGGAACTGACGGGATCCCAACTCAATCCCGAAACCGCCAACAACGCGACGAATGTTCACAGCGGCTTGCGCCTGATTGTGTGGGAATACCTGTCCGATACCAACGCCTGGTTTGTCCTCGACAGCGTGATGGCAAAGCGTTATCTGAAATGGTATGACCGCGTGCCAGTGGAATTCGCTGCAACCGACGATTTTGATACCCTCATTCGTAAGTATCGCGGCTACATGCGCTACTCGTTCGGGTGGAGTGATTTCCGTTGGGTGGTCGGCTCGAACCCCAGCTAACCTGACCTCCTGAAACAAGGGGCGACCTATGCGCCGCCCCTTTATAGGAGATGGTTAAGGAGACAAGACGATGACAAATCCAACTCGGTTCACTGACCTTGACGTGACGGGTACATTCAGCAAAAACGGAACAACTGTCGATGCGGCGGTGCTGTTGGGCACCGGCGAGGCGGTGGACTTGAACGGCGAAGCGGCGGGCATCATCCTGGACGCGGACGCCAACACCTCCATTAGTGCGCCAACAGATAATCAAATCGACATCGAAGTCAACGGGGCGGATGATTTTCAGATTACCGCCAATACCCTCACGGCGCTGAGTGGCAGCACGATTGCCACCAATACGATTGCCGAGACGACAGCGGCCAGCGGTGTGACCATTGACGGGCTGCTCATCAAAGATGGCATCTGGGGAACAATCCAGGCCATTACAGGCGACGGCGCAATCACTATTCAAAACGCGATTGTGGTTGCCAGCAAAGGCAGTGCGGCGGCGTTAACACTGGCCGCCCCTACAGCGGGCACGCATGACGGAATTCGCATTACTGTAGTGGCGATTAGCGCACAAGCGCACGTCATTACGGGCAGCGTGGATGGCTTCAATGCCAAAGGCGCGAGTGGCACCGCCACCTTCGGCGGCGCGAAAGGAGACAGCGTGACCTTTGTCGCCCATAACGGACACTGGTACACCGCCTCCAAAGTGAACGTGACGATTGCCTAGTGACGAAAAGGGGCAGGCTCTTTCCCTACCCCTTTTTTGGAAAGAGGACACCATGATTGACAAGGTCAGGGTTACGGTCACAACGACAGGGGTCGCAGGCTCGGCATCGGGCAACGCCTTGACGCCGCGCCCGGTGAATGGCCGCCTGATCGCGGTGCATTTCGATTGGACATCCCAACCCGCCACGACGGACACGACGGTGACGATGGAAGGGACACCCTCGCGCACGCTACTCACGCTCACCGACACCAACACCGACGGTTGGTATTATCCGCGCACGCTGCTACACGGCGAGACCGGGAGCGCCCTGACGGGCACGGCGGGTGGCGACCGGGAGCCGTATGTGGTGGAGGATTACCTGAAAGTCGCCATTGCCCAGGGTGACGCCCACGCGGCGGCGGTGGTCGCTACCTTCTATATCGAGTGCTAGTATGACCTTCACCTACACCGAAGACCTGACCATTGCCCGCGATTACGTGCGCTTTCATAGTGGCGACACGGTAGAGGCATCCTCGTTTCTGAGTGACGCCATTATCGCGTCCCTGATTACCCTTGAAGGTAGCAACGACGCGGCGGTGATTGCGGCGCTGCGCTACATCATTACCAAACTCAGCCAACCGGACTTCAAAGCCGACTGGCTTCAGGTGTCGAACTCGACAGCACGTGAGGGGTATCAATACATCCTCGGCGAAAAGAAGCGCGAGTTTGGCCTATCAGATGCCGACACGGGCAGCGTCCACACCTACCGCAAGGACAGCTACCAGACCGAAGAACCAACCTATGACCCGACTACCGAAGCGCTGGAGTCGGGCTGGCCGTTGTGGTGGTGGGGTTAAGACATGGTCTCGAACCAAATCCTGGCGGCGTTACGGGCGACGGCTGAGGAATATCTCACCGACACCTGCACGCTCAAAAAGCGGACGGTTGTCACAGGCCCCATCGGCGACACCAAGAATGAATACACCGTTGTGGCGACGGGCGTGGCTTGTCGGCTGATTAAGGTCGGCCAGCAAGCGCAATCGCAGGTGCAGGACGCGGCGGCGCAAGACACGCTGCGCGAGATGTACAAGATTGCCTTTCCCGCCAGTACGACCATCGGCAATGAGTATCAGGTGGTCGTCAACAGTGTGACCTATGACGTGGTACAGGTGGAAAAAGCGCTGACCGACAAGTTTTTTGTGAGTGTGATTGCCGTGAGGCGGTTATGAGCGACATTACCTGGCGGTTGGACACGCGCAAACTGGATGACCTGATTGCCAACCTGCCCGGCAAACTGGACGCCATGATGCGCGGGGTGGCGCAAGAGATGACCAATGATGTCATCGTGAGCTTTAACACCTCCCCGCCGGGGCGCACCTACACGCGCGGCGGCGTGACCCACGTTGCCAGCGCGCCGGGCTATCCGCCCAATGTAGACACGGGCGCGCTGCGGGCGAGTGTCCACTGGCAGGTTGCCGGACGGCTGCATTATCAGATTATGGACGGCGTAGAATACGGCTATTGGCTGGAAGTGGGCACGGAGGCGATTCAACCGCGTCCCTTCATGACGCCTGTGTTCGAGGAATGGAAGCAGCGCCGTTTTATGCAATACGTGGCGAGTAACCCGATTATATGAAAACCGCACCCGGCGCGCTCCGCATCAGCGTGTATCAAGCCCTCACCTCCGGCGCGCCGCCCTGGGCGGGTCGCGTCTATCCCAACCGCGCCCGTTCCGATGCCACCCGTCCCTATGTGGTGGTGGTGTTTATGGGCGGCGGCGAGAGCAACCAGCGCCGTATCCAGGACGCCGAGCAGGTGCTGGGCATCAAGTGTGTGGCCGATGATTGGGAACAGGCCGAGGCCGGGTCACAGGAAATTACCACGCGCCTCAATGACAAGGGTCTGAATGACGTGGCAACAGGCTATCTGGACTCGACGGACTGGTGGATTATGACCAGCACGCAGGAACAGGCGATTAGCCAGCAATACGAAGTGGACAACCGGGATGTTTACGAAGAAGGGCATACCTTCCGCTTCGTGATGGAAACGAAATAATACCGATATTGTCCCTTGCCAACCGCACAATAGGGGCATGAAAAGGAGTACACAATGGCCGCACTGAATACCAATAACGCCTTCCTGACCTGGGGCGGCGTTGCCTTGCATGGCTACTTCACCGATGAAATCAGCTATGACCGGAGCATCGGCATTGAGGACATCAGCGCCGGTGCGGGGTTGGCACACGAACAATTGGCGGGTAAGCTGAAAAGCACCAACTTCAAATTCGCCATCATCCATGACCGCTCCGCCATTGACGGCATCAAAGCCAATCTAGAGCCGGGCACAACGGCGACGCTGGTGTGGGGGCCAGACGGCAACACCACCGGACGCCCCAAGCATGAGCAGTCGATGATTTTGGAGAAAATCGAAACCAAGCAAACCATCGACAAGGCCAAGCAGATGTTTACCCTGTCCTTTCGCGGGGCGGACACGCCGACCACGACCCTGACCGGCACAACCGCAGGGACGTTCTAAGCGATGAGCAAAAGCAACGGGCAACACCCGGTCTTCAACTTCGGCAAGGTCTCGTATGGCTGGGCGCGCGAGTTTATGCGCGTGCAAATGCGGATGAATAAGGCCGCCGAAACCAACGACATTGAAATGGCAGACGCCGCCTTAGATGATCGGGACAAACTGATTGTGCAACCGCTGGTCAGTGTGCCGGACTCATGGCTGGTTGAGGATGCGCCAAAGACCGTCAACTGGGGCGACCCGAAAAGTTTAGAGTATCTGCAAGCGCCCAAAGTCAAGGCGTTGATGGACGCGCTCACGGAAGCGCAGCAGGACGACGCAAAAAACTAGGGCTGGCGCTGTACATGCACGGTATAGCGCCAAGAAGCATCACTCTGGACGCGGACGACGTGCATCGCATTAACCGGGCGAATGCCGCGATACTCCTGCATATTGAGCCGGAGCGGGTGGACAAAATGCCACTGGCCGACGTGATGGACGTGTTGCAAGTCCACGACACCAACGAACGGCTGCGGAATGAGCCGCGCTAGCTACCGATGAAAACCCACAAGCCCCGTTATGGTGAGAAGAACGCGGGCTTTTTGATTGAGGCATTATGGCAGGCGTAAACGTCGCCTCATTGTTTGGCGAGATTAAACTCAAGGATGAGATGACCTCCGGCTTGAACAAGGCCAAGCGGGGGTTAACGTCGTTTGAGGACTCCTTAAAAAGCACCGGGCAAAAGGTCAAGAGTTTCGGCCAGGACTTATCCCTCATCATGGCCCCGTTTGCGCTGGCGATGGGCGCGAGTGTGGTGGCGGCGCGAGACTTTGACGAAGACGTGACGAATGTCGGCGCGGTGCTGGGCTTGACGCGCACGGAAATTGTTGACCTCAAAAGCAAACTGCTGGACATTGGCTCGACCACGCGCGCCGGGCCGCAAGCGGTGGCCGAAGCCTTCTATGACATCGTGGGCGGGGTGGCGGATGCCTCTACCCACATGGCGATTTTGAAAGCCGCCATTGCCACCTCCGAAGCGGGCAATTCTGACCTCGTTGCCACAGCCAACGCCCTCATTAGCGTCATGAACAGTTACAGCCTGACCGCCACCGATGCGGCGATGGTGAGTGATGTGTTGACGCGCACGGTTGCGGTGGGCGTGGGCACGATGGACGACTTTGCGGCAGCCCTACCCAACGTCACCGGGTTAGCCAACAGTTTAGGGATTAGCTTCAGCGACGTGGGCATGATGATGGCCTTCCTGACCACCAAAGGCAACAGTGCCAGCGAAGCGGCCACCCAACTGTCGGGCATGATGACCGCCATGCTCAACCCCAACGAAAAGATGAAAACGGCGTTGCATGAATTGGGCTTCGCCACCGGACAAGCCGCGATTGAACAACTCGGTCTGCTGGGTGCATATGAGGCGTTGGGTAGCACGCAGACGGCGCAAAGCGAGGGCATGGCGGAATTGGTAGGCCGTGCCGAAGCCCTGCGCGGCGTCACATCCTTTGCTGGGGATGAAATCCGC